TACTAAATTAGTCTTATCAGGAACTTTTGCCTGTAATCCTATTCCGTAACCTAAACTTCCACTTGTCGCTAAATCAGCCATATTTATATTAACCTAATAATGATAATAATGATGTTAAAGATTTCCCTGCTTCTTGTTGGCTCTGAATAGCACTACCTGCTGCTGCACCAGCTCCATAACCTAATCCAGCTCCTAATGTTGAAAATGCACCATACTTATTTTCAATTCCTTGTTGCATAGCTTGTCCGTATGCTCTTTCTTGCATTAATCTGTAATTAATATCCTGTGCAGTTTGCTGATTAGCTAACGATTGATATTGTTGTGCTAAACTTCTTTGTGCAGTATCAGCATATTGAGCTTTTTGCTCTCTCAATCTTGCATCTGTAATAGCCATCTCATTTAAAGCACTTAATCTTTGTGAAGCCAATGAAGCACCTAAAGCACCTGCTAATTGCCCTCCCATTCCCGATTCTCTTGCTCTTTGATATGCTGTTCTTTGTGATTGTGATACCTGTTGTTGTCTTGCAGCAAGTTCTTCAGGACTAAAGCCATATTCAGCTCTTTTACGAGCAGCAGTAACATCCATCTTTTGCTGTTCCAATTCAGCAGTAGGCTTGTATCTTGCCATCTCTTTTTTACTCAATTCTTCTAAGGCTTTCTTAGCTTCTCTCTCTTGCTTTCTTCCTAAAAAGTATTGAGGTATTGCAGAGCCTACCATTCCTGCACCTGTTGCCAATCCTCCTATTAAGCCACTACCAGCAGAAGCACTACCACTTGTTGTTTTTGCAGCAGATGGTTGTGTAGTTGTTGGCTTTCCTCCACTAAAAGATAAAGGATAATCTTTGTCAAGATTTCCTGTTCCATACATTCCACCAAATAATAAGTTTGGATTTATAGAAGATGTTGAACTTGATTCTTGCAAATCATAAGGAACTGACATATCTACTTGAGTTGTATCAAATACTGGCGGAGTAGCAATATCTTTTAATCCTACACCTCCACCCTGATACTTCTTAACATATCCTCCACCCATCATTTTCTCTTGTTCCATTTCATCATCTTCTTCTTCACCACCCATCATAGCCATCATTCCTTGTCCTTGCATAGGCATTTGTTCTTCCATTTCCATTTCTTCGCCTTCCTCTTTCTCTCTTTGGCTCTCGATTATCTCTCCTGCAATCTCTATCCTTTGTGCAGGTTTTGCTGCTAAAAATTCTTTACGCTTGTCAGCAGGTATTATAATCGTTCCAACAGGCACTTTTACATTACCTTTCTGATTGATAACATCTTTTCCTTTTGGATGCTTTGGCATTTGATTAAAGTCCATTATGACCTTCATCGTTCTTGGGTCAATAGCTAATTCTCCCTTCTCTACATTTATCATAACCATCTTAGCTACTCCACCCTCTTTAAACATAGGCAATTCACCACCAACAATAGGTTGTGTGGTTGTTGTTCCGTATAATGCTCTTTGTCTTGCTAAATCTTCTTGTCTTGCTTGTTCTCTTGCAGCCATATCAGCTCTTTGTGCAGCTTCTTCAGCAGAGTTCATCTTTTCTTCAGCAATACCCTTTTCTGTCATAGCTTTTGCATACTTCAAATATTCTTTTTTCATCTTTCTATTTCCAGCTATTGCACCAATTGGTGCTCCATACATAGCACCTGCTGTTGCCCCTGCTATTGTACCGACAGCAGTACCTACTCCTGGAACAGCACTTCCAATAGTACCACCAACAGTTGCTCCTATTTTTGCTCCAGTAGCAGCTCCTTTAGCAGCACCTTTAAGACCGCCTCTATTTTGTTTTTTATATTCTTTAAACGATTCAAAACCATATTGAGATGCTTCATCTCCATAGTCTAATGCTTGTCGTCTTAATGCCATGATTCTTATTTTTTATAACTCCTTGAGTTCAGAGTTAATTTTGTTATAAAGTTAAACAATTTATTGTTTCTAAACAGCTTAAATATGAATTTTGTTCTTAAATATTTACCGAACATTCTACTCGTATCTTCTGTTCTTATACTACCATTTGATGAACCTGTTACATCATTGTATATAGGTGTGTACCAATAGCCTTCTCTTTTTTCTAATTCGTATCTTTCTGTATAGGTATAGCTATCTGTATCTGTTACATAGTTCTGACCTCTATATTCTATCTTCTGTGGATTAGTTTCGCAGTTGAATTGTGATGCTAAAAATACCTTATAATCGTTTGGCTCATAGTTAGTTACCATTTCTATATATGGTTCTTCTGCATTACAATATTTGTAAGAAATAACTTCCACTTCACCAAGTGTTGTGCAGCTACCTTGTACTATTATAACCTCATCATCTACTACTTCAAGTACAGGATATTCTGTTCCGTTTGCATCTAATATAGAATAAGAGTTGCCATCTCCTAAATTAAATTCAGTTAGGAATGTAGTTCCACTAAATGTTAGTGTTGTAATATCTAACTCTGAACTATAAGTTGCAGACACATAAGTTCCACCAACAGCTTTCTTTACGCAATACCAAGCAGATATATCTCCTAAATTATGCTCGTAAACATTCTCATAATCTTCTATTGCTGAATCAATACTTACAATAGGACATGGACTTAGGAATGTATTTCTCCAAGCTAAATATATTGTAGGTTTATAGGTATAGAATGTAGTAAACTTATTCTTTATTTCGTTATATGCTAATGTGAAGTTCTGGTATACTTCTGTATTTGATAGTGGTACTTTCTCCCAATATTCTCCTAATGTATCAGGTGGATATTGACTTATGCCATATTGTAATGACACATACACTTGTGGATATTGTTCATATCCTATTGTGTTTGTATCTCCATTTACTATTACAAGTTCTCCTTCATTATATGGCTGACCTTCTTCCCAAACTGCCTCTTGCTTATAACTTCTTAAAGTCCATATAGCTTCTCCTTTGTAATCGTGCCATACTCCATGTATTCCATATCCAGCAGCAGGACTTAAAAAGTATTGTGCATAGGTTGAATTGTTTTCTAAAAATGCTTTAACTCCTTGTATGTCTGATAATGCTACTGTTCCATCGTAACCAAATCTTACTATCTTTTTGAAGTCATCATTTATCCAATAGAATGTATCGTTTCCTCCTTTGGAAACTCCTTTGATTACTCCCCACTTAAACTTAGTTCCAAACTTAGTTATGTATTGTGGTTCTCTCGCCAATATACTTCCATCTCCTACTAATAGGTTTGAACCATCTGCAACTAATAATGTTCCACTATTTGAAAAGTATTGTCTTTCAAAATATTGTTGTTGCCAAGTAAGTAATTCACCATTACCTATTTCGGTATTTATTATATCACCAAAAGAAGGATTCAGGTCTTTAAAGTTTAATGGTAAAAATACTCTATAACCATCTTGATTTCCATTACGAACTTTTACAGCAGAATAGTATATACGAGTTCCCAAACAATTAGCTATCTGTGCTGGGTCATACTGAACATAAGATGTTATTTGTTGCTTTGGATTATTTGCTGTGGTATAGAATATTTGGTCAACATTTGTAGAAGCAAAATCGGCTGCTTGTAATATTGCTTGAGCATCAGTTCCAGGCAAAAATGTAGAATAGTTATCAGGATTATATGTCGCTGTATCTCCGTATCTGTATTGTAGATTTCCTCTATTCTCACTATAAAATCCTAAAGCATATCTATTATCAGGATTAACAGCAAAAAAAGCACTATCTACATAGTTTAAAAAGTAAGTTCTTTGAACAAATGTATCTCCACCAAAAACATCATAAGTAGAAGCCGTAGTGTGTGCTGATAAATTAAATTCTGTCTGCCCTGTTGATTTATATTGTGGATTTAATATTTCATCATACTTGTTAGTTTTTGCTCTAAAGTATTGAACATAATATAACCCTGTATCGGTATTTGTTCCACCATTATTAAGTGGTGTTGTAGCATCTGTTTTTATTGCAGCAACAACTTGAAAGTTTGTGTATGAATCAAGTGCAGGTATTGCTGGGTCATAAAACCCATTATAAAAATTATTACCACCTACTACACTAAAATTCAATACATTTGAGTTAGGTGTTCCTGGTGTTATCTTTAATTCTTCTAATGTTATATCTGTAAAACCACCTGCATTATTAAACTCTCCATCCGTTGAATATACATAACCATTTAGTGTTGCAGATGTTGTTGCTGTATATGTATCGAAAATAGTTCCAGAACCTATATTCTTTATAATATCTGTATTTATAAAGTTAAACTTTGTTAATCCAAAAGTTAAATCAGGAGAAAAAATATTTGCATATAATCTTTCTACTGCTGGTGTTGCAGGTGTATATGTTCCACCTCCAAAGAAATCTATTTGACTATTAAGACCTCTTATATTTTGTGTACTCATAAATGCTGTTCCTGTAAACAACACTTCTGGAACGCAATCTAATCTTACTATTCTAAATCCATCTATTACTTGCGATAATGTTTTACCATCAGGTAATATATAGTTTAAGTCTATGTTTGTAAATATTGGATGTGCTACATTTATATAAATTGCAGTTCCTATTGAACCAGATGTAAATTCTGTTAAATTAAATGTAGATAATGCAGAATTTTGTTGAGATGGATTATGTATGGTAGTATCAAATGTTATGTCGTCTATAATAAATGCTGAACTCCATTGACCTCCTTTGTAATGAACTTGAATACCAAAACGATATGTTTCATTACGCATATATCCTGTATATAACGATTGATTGTCTGCTATTTGATATTCCTGTGTTGTTAATGCTACATTATATCCTTGAAATCCTGGTATTTGTTTTATGTTTAAATCGTAATGTATTGTCTTTGCCCAAGCAGTTAAATCATATTCTGTATCGGTAGTTAGATTAGATAATATTAATCTGTTATTTAAAGCAGATATATTTAATGCTTTATCAAATTGTGCAAATACCTGTGGTATTGTAGTTATATCTAAATCTAATATCTGTGTTTCAAAACCTGTATGGTCTAATGTTAAAATATCTCCATTCTGACCTATTAAATCTACTGTTTTTGCTATATATCCTGTTACTGCTAATGAGTTTACTGTTCCTGGATATTCTATTACACCAAGTTGAACATAGTTATAAATACTATAATTTATATTCTCAACTGTAATTATATTTTTCTTTGATGTTTGTTCTGTTGGATAAGCTGCCCATAACCACCAAGAAGTTGTTGTGGGTTGCTTTGTCATAGGGATTAAGTTACTTACATAACTCCATTCCGTATAGTCAAATTTGTTTGTAGAAAATCTTACTACATATTGCCTTGCATAAGCCTTTAGCTGACCTCCATCATCAGACTGCGTTACAGTCATTCTTATATTAGGACTTCCTAATACTAAATTGCTTTCTATTCCTATCGTATCGTAATCATAAATAGCTTCAGGATTAGATATTGTAAGGAATCCATTTGCTAAATATTGTTGCCCATAGTAATACATTACTTTAGGCTTATTGTAATTATCAGTCCAATATAAAGATGGTATGCAATTATTTATTTCACAATAGGTATCTACTTGATGTGTTACTCTAAAGTTTAATTGTTTTGACCTTATTAACTTTGTATAAGTCCACTTATTTTGATTAACACCTTTATTGAAATCTTTCTGTGCTACTCCTATTTCACTTAAATTTTCGTCTACAAATGATAATGTTCCACTTACAAATGTTCCTGTAATAACACCCGAAACTATTGTAAAATTCAAAGCATCTACATAAGTTATATAATATTCTCCAGATATTGATGAAGTCGTAAATGTAATATTTGCTAATATATTATCTCCTGTTTGTAGTCCATGTGGTGTTGATGTTGTAATTTGAGTTATGCCTGTTCCAACATATAATGCTGTACTAATATCAGGCAAAGTAAAATCTCTATCTACACAAGACCAGATAAATAAATCGCCATTCAAATCAAAACTTCCTATTATCTTCATACGACCTATTAACGCAGGATATATATTTTCTCCTGTGCAATATATAGGAAATGCTGCAACTCCAGATTGTGTTATCTTAGATGTAAATATGTCTCCTTCGTAATTATTTAATATCTCGATTGATATTTGTGTTAAACCTCCATCTATGTTTACATCAAATCCTCCTGGTATTATGCTATTTAACCAAGTATCTATTTCAAGTTCTAATAATACCCAACTTCCGTATGGAGATACAATGGTATGTGAGTATGTTCCTGCAAAAGCACCTGTTAAACTTATATTTAAAACAGTATTTGCATAAGCAAGAGATGTTATGTCTGCTATTACAATAGCATAAGATTTATTCTGAACAGTTGGCTTTTCTATTCCAAAAGCATATTCTGTTCCTAATGATGGCTGAACTGATTGTGTCGTTCCTCCTGTATCTGTTATATGAGTGATATTTAACGCATCTAAATAATCTCCTTGACCGACATATAGCCTGTCAATATCTTTGCTCATACCTCCTGTCGGATTGTTCTTAATAGGCAATATCATACTTAAAATGGCATAGCGTTAAAGTTAAACTCTTGTGAATTTTGATTAAGCATCCAAGCTCCAAATATGCGTTTTAATTGCCACATATTGTCTTGTGCAAATGATTGATTATCCAATCCTTTAATGTATTGCTTCTGCTTTATCCACTCACGCTTATAATCTTCTATTATATATTGTCCGTATTCCTTAAAGTTCTGACGAGCATATTTGTAACATAAATAAGCTGTTAATGCTCTCTCATAGTAATCGTAAACTTTCATAAATCCATGCTCATCTACATTCAAACCAAAGTACACTAAAGTACATTCTGTGGCTTGTTGTGTTGATGCAAAATGAATATAATCGCCTACGATTTGTATTGAACCTCCGTAATATAAATATTGTCCGTTGTTTAATGAAACTCCATTTAAAGACAATAAATTCGTATCAAGATATAAATATTGATTTAGTCCGTTTAACCTATTCTGACCATCATTAACTGATAATAAAATAAGTTGGTTGAAACCACATGGTAGTTGTACCTTATTATCGCAGATAGGTAAACACTCTCTCTTTGGTATAAAGATACTTAATGCTCCTAAACTCCTTATAGCTTCGTTGGCTAACTTTAAGAAGTATAAGTCCATATCCATATTATCTATGCCAAGTTCCATCTTAGCTGATGAGATAATATCTCTTATATCTACTTCTTTATGTTTTCCTGGATTTGGTTGCATTTTTATAATCTAACAGGTGGTAATGGTTTAACATCTTCGCTTGACGAAATCATGTCAGGCTGCTTTGAATAAATGAAATCCATATAGTTCTTTTTAATGTATAACTCCACTAATGGAATTAAATCATTACCTAATGGATATTGGTCTAATAATACATTAAAGTTTGGTAACAATAATGGATTATCAAATATCGCTTCTACTTTTATTTTTTCAATATCAGGGTTTCCATAAACCTCAATATACTGACCATCATATAACCAAGTAACAAATTTTGGATTATTAAATGTAGTTACTCTATGTCTATATACACTCGCTTCTCCACGAGTTCTTGCTCTCATATATTGTATGTTCTCTGTTGCAGAACCTACAAATCTAAATCCATCATTATTCTTATCAAGCAAAAGAGCTGGAGGTATTTCAAATCTTACATAACAATCACTATCCTGTAATGTGTTTACTTTTTTTAATGTTATTATTTGTAAGTTTCCTGTATCTACACGCTTATTCTTCTTCCAATCTTCTGCTATTAAAATAGCTCTTACATTAGTTACTAAATAATCAATATAAGGATTATCAGCAGCTCTATTCTCATCTGTGAATATTCCTGCCGAATCTACTCGTATAATACTTTCTGTTATCTCACTAAGTAATGGCATTATGGATTTTCTATTATTTGTTTAGATTCTATCTGTATCATTTCAGTATCTCTTATTCCAGATGATGCTAATAATGCAGCTTTATCAATTATATAATATAATAACTTTTCAGGGTATCTCGTTCCCCAATCAAAGTTTAATAAACTTGTGTTATCGAAATCTACAAAGTCAATTAAGTATTGTGGCTTTCTTAAATAATCTAATAATATATATCTACAAACTCTATTTTCTGGATATAACTTCATATATAAGTCAGCTATCTCAAATTTAGGATGTATTACTGATGGCTTACCGAAATCAGAAATCTTCCTATCGCTAAAGTTATATCTTGCGTATTCTTCTTGTATTCTTATGAATGTACCACCACTTGTATATGTTGCACCTGTGGTGTCTATATCTAATGTTATTGAATAATCTGTGTTTCTTAATACAGCAGTATCAGTATTTAAGTTTGTTATAGCTCCTGTTCCTGTTATTCCACTTATAACAATATTCTCGTTAGGTCTTAAATTAATAGGCTGAACAAAATTTATTACTGTTTGTAATCCTGTCTTTATTGATTCTATTGTATAGCTTAATGGTTCTTCAAATGAACATTTTACTGTTAGCTGATGCCAATAGTCATAAGTCCAAATAGGAGATGTTACAAGTCCTATTATCTCTGTATATGAACCTGTTAATCCTAAGAATGGTAATGTAAATGTGTTATTTGTTACAGATGAAACAGAGTATGTTCCTTCTATTGGAGTTATACCTGCTATAAGGATTTGATTGTTTAAATTAGATATTGTTACGCTATCCCCTGCTTGTAAATTATGGTCAAATTCTGTCGTAAATGTAGCATCAGTTCCAGTATAGCTTATTGATGTAATTAACATAGGCTGTAAGAAAACCTTATTATCAAAAGCTGTAAAAAGCCTTTCTGTTGATACTAACCATCTTAATTCATCGTATATCTTCTGCTGGTCTAATTTAAGATACTTACTTTCAATACCTTCTAATAACGCTTCATAAAACCATCTGTTTAACTTAGTGTTATCGAAGTATGCTGTGTATGTCTTATCTATTTTTTGATTAAATAACTTGTATATATCGTTGGTAGTAAGCATACCATAAATATACTTTTAAACATACAATTAATTGTTTTTTTTAAAAAAAATAGGGAGAACCTTTATGATTCCCCCTTCCGTTGTTTTGTTGGTTTGGTTTTATTATACTGCTCTCGCTTTTCTGCCCTTCTTTGGTTTTTCTATATTTATCTTACTCACTTCAGGAACAATGTAATTATCATATTCAATAGGATGATTCTTAAAGTATAAAATACATTCGTCTATCGAGTTTCCTATTACTTGACCATTTACATAGTAAAGCATATTTACTTTAGAGATTAATCCATTCTCTACTGCCTTGTTAATCACTCCTTTAATATCTTCATCTTTATTCTCTAATGACGATAAGAACTTACTTGGACTTTTCATTACTAATCCATTAGTCCAATCTGCTAATTCATTAAAGATTTCTTCTTTTGTTTTGTTTACCGATGTACTTCCGTAACGATAAATTATATCTTCTAATTGCTCGTCAGTCATTTCAAATAGTCTATTCAAAACTTTCGTTTTAACGACCTTTTCATCGTATTCCGAGTTAGTTATCGCTGTGAGTGATTTAAGCTCCCACAATGGCTCTGTAATGTGTTTGCTCGGTATATGAGGACACTTTACCGATGGCATCCTTTCCAAAAATTCAATGATACGCTTTGGCTTCTCCCAATTATGTAATGATTCATCTACTAATATAAAATGCTCTCTTACATTTTTACTAAAAGAAAATGAATGTACTACATCAGGAAACTTTACTTCTCCCTTTTGAACAATCTCAAATGTGTTTAGTAATGCTGTTTCTCTACGCAAATTAATGTCGTAGAATTTGCAAATTAATTTAGTATCATAAATCACATCTGGATTCTGATAAATCGGCTTTAAAATGTACTTGCTTATCATTTATATATAATGTTTGGTTTATACAAAGATATAAAATTATTTATAAAAAACAAAAGGGTGGAAAAAATCCACCCTCTTGAACCAAACAAAACATTCGGAGATTATTATGCAACAACCGAATTAGTTTCTTGTGGGAAGAATGTAGCATCTGTGCCATCTAACATTCCCAGAATTGATGCTGCAAGTGCATCACCATTTGTTCCAGCAGCTATGAAAAGAGTATGCTCTAATTCTTCACCTTTTGCTAAAGTGTTATTAGATACTAAATCTCTTACATAAGTGAAGTTCCAGTAGTTGTAATCTGTTCCTGACAAAGCATTAGCAACTCCTAAAGCGATAAGTTGGTCGCCTGTGTAAGCAGCAGCAATACCTGCTGTACCAGTAGTTTGTGAGGTAAAATTAGCAACTAAAGTTACAGTAAAGATTGGATAACCTGCTTGTGCAGTTAAGGTTAATGGAGAACCTGAACCTGAAGCTGTAATCTTAACTTCTGAAGCGTTGATTTGAGCTACAAAAGCAGCACATATTTCAGCAGCAGTAGCGTTAGAATCTGAAGTATAGAAGAATGTTCTATTTACAGCTTCTCCGTTTATTAT